CCGTTAAACAAAGACCCCCTCATTAGAGGGATTAAGTCTTCTGGCAGATCTATCTTAGGATTTAATAATCCTAAATAGTTCCTCAATTCATCCATGGTCATTAGACCACTTTTGAATCGGACTGCCTTATCATAATGGTAGAGGTATTTATTAATAGAAGGTAAACTAAAGCGTCTACCTTTTTTATAAATACACATACCATTATAAATTAAACTAGTGAACATCTTAATTGAACATGGAAGTTGGATCTTGTTTATATAGTCAAAAATGATTGTATAAACCCTCTTAGGGTATTTCAAATTCTTGATAATACCACGAAGAGGTAGACCAGTAATCTCATGCCCAGAAAGTATTCACCTTTTAGCAAATTCATAAGTATCAAAAGATACATGAGTTTTACTTTGAGAAACTTCAACACCAAGCTTAGACATAAGCTTAATGTACCGTTTCGCAACACCATCATGGTTAATGACAATATCATCACCAAGAATAATATAATTCTTGAATGACATAAGGTCATAACCTTCTAAGTGGGCACATCAGTGTACACATAGATGATGGGTTAAGGTGAATGCTGCTCAACTAGAATAAGCTCCCATAGGTTGTCCAACGGCATATTGGACAAAATTGTCCTCACATGCTTCAGTACCAGGTATGATTATACCGGGCACAGCGTACAACCTACCCACAAGTAGATTTAATCAATTAATGGCCACATTGTGACCAAAAATTGATCTGATTACCTTCAGTTGAAGGTTAACCGGAAATCTATCAGTGGCCGAGCTCAAGTCAAGAGATCAAATCTTATGACTTGAGTCCATGGGAACTGAAAACTTAGGATCCTGTGTAAAGGTCCTATCACATTCTAAAGATTCTAAACACTTAAGAAGATGATTGTGGATTGGTTTTAGAACCAATTGGCTATAATAATCAAGCATGGCAATGACACGAACTTTAAGTTCAGCGTCAAAAACCAAAGCTAACTTACCAGGTTGAGAAACCCTAACAAGGTCTCTCTCCTTTAAAAGATCATAATTATTAAACATAAGTTTATAAATATGATCAATACGACTATCTCCATTAACTAAGTTAATGATAGATTGAAGTAGAGGATAAG